CAAAAACTCCAATCATTTCGTTAGCTGTTGCTGTAGCTATTGATTTTAATCCTGCATTTTTTGAAGTGATTAGAATAACAGGTCTAGTCATTAAAGTTCTTGTATTTCCATTATTTAAGTCAGTTATATAGAAATCTTTTTGCTTATTTTTCAATTTTGCAATAGCTGCCCAAGTTTCAGAAGTCATATACCATTTAGCATTTCTTGCTACATCTTCATCTAAAGCATAGTAAGCATCTATTAAAGAATCTACAAATGTAGTGTCGTCAGTTGAATCAATTTCAACTTCTTGTGTTACACTGCTGTCTTGTAAAATTCCAGTAGGCATATTTGTCCCTGTTCCATAAAATAAAGCATCTGCTAATTTTAAAGATAAAGCATATTCAACTCTTTTAACTAAGAAGTTAGCATACCCCACAAAATTAGTAGCTAATAGCTTATTAGTTACTTTTGGCATTGCATATAATGAATGTAATGTAATAACTACATGATCTGTTTTTGGAGCAGAAGTCTCTTCCCTGTTCCCTTCTTCTCCTATCCATCCAACTTCAGGTAGTCCAGCAACTTCTCTCGGAATTGTAAGGCTTCCATCTACTATCGGAATAAACTTTATATCTCCAAGTGCTGAATTTTGTGCAACTAATCTTTCAAGTAATGTATTTACATATTGTGTTTTAATAGTATGTTCCGAGTTACTTGTAGTAGCTGGATCTGCTGCAAATTTTATTTCACTCTCTGAATTAAAAACAGTTTCTACTGCTTTTCCATTCTTTTCTACTTCTTGAATCATTGCACTAAATTGTTCAGCAACTGTCACTTCTTTTTTTGTCGGCTTAAAATCAGCTCTTAAACTTTTTATGACTTCATTGAATTCATTCATTTGTTTTTCAATTTCTGCTTTGAATTCACCATTTAATTCAGTTTTTATTTCTTCAAATTTTGAATTAATTTCATTGAATTTAATAGGTAAATTTTTAATTTCTTCAGGTGTTCCTGCTTCTAATAATTCAGTTTTAAAGTTTGCTAATAATTCAGCCATCAATAATTTTAATTGTTCCTTATCCATTTGTCCTATTCCTCCATTTTCTTTATTAAAAACTCTTGTTACCTTACTTCCTTTTACAGCACCTTTAGGAGTCAAACTTCCTTCATGAGCTTCAAATTTATTTATATCTATATAATATTTACCATTTTCACTATATTCTTTATAATCTACAATATTTCCACCCACTGACATTTCAAAAGGTAGCTTCATTTCTTTCATGAGTGAATATAATTTTACAGCTTCAGGATTTATATAATTTCCATTATCATCTTTTGATAAATGAAACTCTCCCACAACTTCAAAACCTTTTTCTGTTTCTTCTCCTACTAGCTTTCCAACTGGCAATAATTCACCATAATGATTGTATAAAAGGAGTAAAGTCTTCCCATTATTCCCTTGCATACTTCCCTTTTTAAATCTATAAATACCTTTTGCAAGACTATCATTTTGCATATTTACAAGTATTCCTGTGAATCTTCCTGGTGTTCCTTCTTCTTCCTTAAACTTTTCAATTTCACAAGTAAAATTTAATGTTTCATCAGAAAAATTAATTCTTTTCTTTATCTTTTTCTTTGACATACCTACTCCTTTTATCTAAAAATAATTAAACAACTACATCTAACAACCTCAGAAACTGGCAAACTATCTTGGTGTGGATACTCAGCTTCTACACCATCTTTTAACTTCCATTTATAATCTATATCAACCCATTTATTACTTATAGCTTTATGGTGTGGTCTGTATGTTTTTTTTCCACCAACATGTATCCAGCATTTTTCTTTCATCACATTCTTAGCGGTTTCATAACTTGTTGTATTAATGCTCTTACTTGTTTCAGTTCTTGCTATTGTGCTAGCTCTTTGTTCTGTCATTCCATTAATATTTTTTACCAGTTCTTTTACCATGTCATTATGTGACAAGCCTTCTTCTTGTCCTGTTGTAATTATCTTATTTAAAATATTTTTTGTTGTTACTGTCATTTTAGTTGCTTGTTTTCCAGCATTTTTAATATTCCAATTTTTTAAAAAATAATCTCTAATACCTTTTATGGTTTTAGGTTTTATTACTTTTTTATAGATGTTTTGAAAGCCCTTAAAAGTCTCCTCGAATGTATATAGATAAATTACTTCAAGTCCACTTTTAAACTTTTTCAAAAGCCATTCATAATCAATATTTATTATCATTTTTACATCATAAGATTTTGAATTATCTGCAATTACTTTATCTCTTAGTTCAATGAATATTTTTTCTATAATTTTCTTATTCCTTGTACTGAGTCTTCTTTCTAGTGCTTTAATTGCTTTTATTTTTTGAACTTCCCTTTTCATACATCTTCTTCTTTTTCTCCTTCAGTTGTAGCTGGTTCAGTAATTTCTTCCAATGTCATATCTCCACCACCAACAAGTAAGACATCCCCACCTTTTAATTGTTCCAAGCTTAAATCTGTAAGTGATGATATAATTCTTCTATATTCATTTATTGTTACCCTATTTTTTAAAGGTTCTAATTTTTGAATAATATCTCCTATATCATCTTTCAGTTCATCAGCACCAGAAAGATCATAGTCTATATATTCTCCATTTTTCAGATAGTCAGCTAATAAATAATTAAGCCAATTCTTTAAATTGTTAAAAAACGGAATTACTGCTTCTCTATATAGTTCTTTTTTAGCTTGTTTTCTATTTTGATAAGTTGAATCTCCTCCACCAACTAATTCAACTGGAACATCAGCAGCAATAGCAGCTCTTTCATGTGCTTTTTGTTCTGCTGTACTCCAGTCAGCATCTATTGGTGCTTTTGAAGTATCTTGGTACTTTAATCCAGAACCTAGTACCAAAGGACTTCCAGCATTCTCAGCTCCTGCATAATGAGCTGAATATTTGCTCCTTATTTCTTCTCTATCTTCCTTATCTACTGCACCTTCTGTTTGAAGTATTCCCCCTGGTTTTCCTAAATTATTTGCCAAGCTCCAGTTCCATTTCCAAGCCTTGAATAAATAAGCTCCAAATATTGCTAATGCGTTCTGTTTGCTTCTTCCTTGACCTATTCCATTTCCACTAACTCCATCTATTATGTTGTCATAGTTTGGAGAACTAAGCCACATATAATTCTTTAATTCGTCCCCAGTTATTGTTTTAGCTGGATTATGTATTCTTATTTCTTTTATCCTTCTACCTTCGAAATACACTGTAAAATTACTTGGTGAGTGTATATATAAATCAGGAGCAAATGAGGGCAATCCTTTTATAAGCTCTAATAAAACTCCATTATTTGAACCTTCTAACCAAACTATTAAATAATCTATAAAGTCCTGGAATGATGTATTTGGATTAATCATTCTAAAAATTTTATTTAAAATATGGTTATCAACTTTTTTCTTGCCATCTTCTTTTCCTGTATAAATGCCCATTTCTATATTTTGACAAGCCTTAATCTTTTTTTTAATTGGCAGCATAAAGCCTGGCTGTTCCCATATTGTTGACATATATTCAGATGATTCAAAATTCTTCCCATCTCCAGTCATTACAGAACAATCCTTGAAAAACCAATTTTTAAAAAATTCTCTAATACTCATATACCCACTTCCCTTTTTTCATATCATTAGAAAATGCGTATCTTGTTGCATCTATCGTATGATTGTTTGAATCACACAAACGAGGTAAAGGATTCCCTTCACGGTCAGTGTCATAATCAATCATTTCAAATTCTCTTGATATGTTTGGAGTTCTTTTTGGATCTATCACTATAGCTTCCAAATCAGAAAGCCATTTTTCACCATATTCAACACTTCCAGCACCTTTTTTTGCACCCCATGCACTTATATCATATTCCTTCAATTCATCTATAGATTTAGGCTCAGCACTATCACACATAACCAACTCATCATAACCTTTTGAAAGAATATAGTTTGCTAGATTTCTATTTTTTAAACCTACTCCATAATACTCATCTAGTGCATAAATAATACCTTTCTTTTTATCATATCCCCATCTTACAAAAGCTAGTGGATCAACTCCATAACCCCAGTCAACTCCATTTCTAAATTTTTCAAGTCCTGCAATCTCTGAAGCTTCTATTTCTCTTATTTCTAAATTAGGAAATGGAACAAGTCCATTGCCTATCGGTTCGCCCATATACACAAGTTTATACTTTGTTTCATCTTTTGCTTTAACTGCTTCAGCTTCTTTTATAAACTCTTCAGATATATGAGGATTATCTAAGTATACTGAATGATGTACAAATACATTATTTTCTATAAAAGAATAGTTATACTTTTTGTTTACCCAGTTATGCTTCATTTTAGGGGGGTTGTATGAAAAGAAACCTTTATATATAAGCCCTTTTTCTAACTTACCTCTAAATATTGAATTTAAAACTGTTTCAACTTCATCTTCATTCTTAAACTCTGCAAGTTCTTCAAACCAGTAACGAGCAACAGGAAATTGAGCCTCTTTTATAGATTTACTTTTTTGAGGGTCATCTACTCCCATAAATATAAATTTATTACCTCTTTCTTTGTAGATAATTTCGAGAGGACTAAGTTTATATTCAAAGTATTCCTCTACTCCTAAAAATTTAATAGCCCATTTTATTTGTTCATATACTGATTTTCTAAGTGTTTCCCCTACTTTTCTAAAACAAATAGTGTTGACGGGATATTGCATTAAATCAACAACTAAAATCAAAGCAATATTAGTTGATTTTGCTGAACCCCTTCCACCTTTGCAAACTAAACGAGTGTATTTATTACTTTTCCAAGCTGAATAAAGTGGGTAAAATTTAGAAGTTAATAAGTCTGATATTTTAAGTTGCTTTCTCTTCTTCTTTGATATCATCAACTATTAACACCCCTCTTTCTTCTTCAACTTCTTTTTTAGCTTGTTCTTTTTTCTTTTCACTTCTTGCTGTTACTTTCTCTACAACACTTGCAACTTTGACCAAAGCATCAGCAGTTTTTGGATCTTTGAATTGCTCAGGATTTTTAGAAATTTCTATTAATATTTTTTTATGTGTTTCGTCAAGCAAATCAACTACATCATCCAAAGTCATCCCAGCTAGTTTTCTAGCCTCTTCAAACTCTTCCTTATTATCCTTTATCCAACGATAGATAGTGCCTTGTGATTTGTTTAAAGCACTAGCTATTTCTTTTGCTGTATTACCTTGTGCATATAGCTTTTTAGCTTTTAATAACTCTAAATCCATAAAGCACCTCCATATTTTTATTTTATTAAGCAAAAATATTCACTTCTTATTGTTGCTTTTCCAAAAGTACTATGTTTATACTCTTTTTCTATAAATTCACAAGTGAAATTATCTTTTAATAGTTTTGATAAATTATTGTCTATTGAGCCAAAAACTAAAAAAACATTGTTTTTATTTTGATTATTTTTTATAAATTGAACTAATCTTTCATCATCATCAATAGTCCAATCTATACCCTTGTTTGTTGCATAGTTATAACCTAGGAACTTTCTATCTTTCTTAACTGTTTTTTGAATGTATGGAGGGTCTAAGAATATAAAGCTATCTTTAAATTCCATGTTTTCATCGAACAAATTATTTGTAATTTCAATTGTTTTCAATGATTTTAGATAAATTTCTAAAGTTTCTAGTTTTTGAGGAGAGTAAAAAGAATTTGATAAACTTGTACTACAACCTCCAAAACC